CGAGTTTATCGAACGCACTAATGGCAGGGGTAACACCAGTAGCACGTTTTCCACATTTAACAAAAATGTACCGCATAAGTATCATATTTGCAAGAGTATTCAGAATCGCAGTTAGAGGGGTACCACTAGGATTTCCGTTGAGAAGAGCGTAGATAACATCGATCACTAGATGCTTATGATGAACAAGATCTTCATACAATTTCTCTCTAGCTTTTTGTTCAGCTTCAGTAGCTCCTCCACGAGCATACCAGGGATTGATTACTTCCAATAAAATATAGTACAGAAGAATGGCTCTGAGACGAGCATCGTACTCGGAATGATCACCAGCAAAGCAATTGGGATCTATTCCTACACTTTTAGCGTGCTCCCACATCATCTTCCATTCTTGAGAGTCAGGATTTATTCCTAAGCACGACTCTGCCGTAACGTGATTACGCATAAAGTTCTCAGCAAATGCCTGGAAATACATGCGCATCACCACAGTATAATCAGCGGGAGGGCAATTAAAGTTTCGAGTTTTTCCAGCTTCTGCTTTTGCTAGTTTTACTCTTTCGTCTTTAAGATTGTCTACGAATATAGTCTCTAAATATGCATCATCTTGGCCATTTACATAAGCAATTCTTTGTTTTATACGCTCTTTAAAACGGCCAACAGGTTGTCGTTTACCACGGCTATCAGTAACCACGTGTGCAATCTTCTTGGAGCGTTGTGACATCATATGCACATTTTCAACCGGAATTGGTTCGGCATAGTAAGGGAAACCCATTGAGGTATTTAAGTCCATAGCACCAGTAAAGGTGAAGGTCTCGACACCATTAATGGATTCTTCAACAGTGAGAACACGAGCAGCAACATCATTAGGAATCAGGTTACCAACGTGTCTAGCACAGTCACGTAACAAATCCCAATCCCATTCATCTTTAGAACGATCTACATGTTGCTTATTAAGAGCATTTTGCAATGGGTAAATATTGCGAACTTTATCAGGAGCTAAGCGCGCAGGTCGCGTAATATAAGGACCAAGGAAGGGAGCAACTTCACTTGGCTGGATTTGGGATTTGTGTGGCATTCTATGCATCATATCTGGTTGAACTCTTCCAATCACGTGCATGTCAGGGGGGAAAACAAGATCGTCACGAGGCTCGATAGAAGGGTCTATATAAGCACTACGAAGGGCATTTTTACTTTCAAAGAAAAGCTCATTTCCAACACGACTCTGACTTGTCATACCACGAGTTCTATCTTCAGATTGCTTGATAGCAGGAGTATTGTCAATTTGATGAAGTGCGAGTGCAGCTAACATCTCTTGAGTGACAATTGCACAGCCAGAACGGC